TACATATAGGTGAAGCACAAGTTTATAGTTCACTTGCAACTACGGAGACGCGGAAACTTTCATAGTTCTTTTAACGTTACTCACGCCCGAGAGGCCCTTGAGGGTATTTTCCATACGAATAATACGAGCCTCAAGGTTATCCAATCGGGAACCAGCTGCATCTGCTTTCTTCTTTACACCGGTAAGCTCGGGAATCAGCTTGGCCGTCTCAGAGATCGCTGATCCGTAGTTTCCAGACATGACGTCTTGAACAATCGGGATCGCCTTAGGAATAACTTTCTTTCCGATCTTCATAACTTCCCTGAACCATTTACCTTCAGGGTTCATGGAAACAGGGACCCCAGGAGGGAACTCGTTTTGAATATGAGAAATCAAAGAATCAAGCTTTGTGTTCATATCAGGAGAGACCTTGGCCAAAGAGACCAATTGTGCATCCTGGGGAGAAGGAACAAGAGAGAGAATTACTCTGTATCGGACTGAGATTGAGGCAGCCGAGTTGAGACCAGCAGCATACCAGCCGACGACATCAAAGTCGCCGGAAATATCAGGGCAGACATAATCGTAAGCATCGCTCAAAGCATTAGAACTCGTCCAACTATTGCCAACATCAGCAACTGGAGGAGTTAGGGGAGTGAAGTGAAATCGAGAATTACCTGTACAATAGAAATCTGAAACAGAATCTTGAATACAGTTCATTTGATAACTACCTTCCTTAACTTCCAAGATTGTTGATGATGGAATTTGGTTGGCTAATGATTGGGTTGACGGTAGCATCGGAAGAAACTTAAACTCTGAACGGGGAGAGATTGAGTTCAACTGACCTAGCGGGTCCAAAACATTAAGAGTTGACTTGCGTGCTTGAGTGGACAAACGATATAGTACAGCACTACCAGATCTGAGAAGTTCAGGAGTGGTATCCCTAACTTCAAATCCAATAGCTAACACCTCATAATACCGTCGCGCTAAGGGAGCGGACTTGGTGGCATTCCAGGCGGGGAAGATAGTAGGTTGCAAATCCAAGAATTGGGGTCCCAAAGTCGAGGAAGGAAGGAACGTACTAGTTCCGGAAAACGCCGGCCAAGCAACTAAACCACCAAATTCAAGAGATTTGGGGATAGCTGATGAGGCTGTTACCTGATATCCATCGTCGTTACTAGCCGAGAAAACCTGTCGGGTAAGAAACGGCAAAGAGGCAATATGCAAATCCCAGATATCAGATGTGAGACCAAAAGACGTTCGTGTGAAAGTAGTTTCCATATTTAACACGACCGTGTTTTGCAGTTGGTTGGAGAGTGATGGTCTTCCATTAACATTGTAAGGTTTATCGTGGAAGATATCAGTAGTAGCGATGAAATAAGCTCTTTCATCGTCACTTAACGTGTTGTAGAAGCTATCGAAAGCTTCAGCGCTCCATTTGGAAGCCTTTTGAGTCATTTTACGCCTGACCCCGCTGAAGAACCTGAGTAATAAGATGAGTATAGTCCTCCGCTTCCTCTAACTCACTGGCTATTGATGCAATAACCTGTGGGTCTTGGGAACGGTAGGCGTTCAACAACATCTTCTCAACGCTCTTCTTAACAGGGACTACTCCTCCGTTACGGAAATGCTTAGAACAGAACTCAAAGTTATCAAGAGATGAAGACTTACCGGAATACTTGATCGCAAAACCAAGATCCCTGTAGAGATCCACCAGACCTTCTCTATGGGCTTCAAGACAATCATCCCCCATCGTAACAGGGACATGGTCATCAATGAACGCACGTAAGAGAGCCCGAAGAAAACTATTGAGACTTCCAGTTTGGTAGCTTCCGCTAGGCACAATTCCAGGTTGATCCTGGACGACGATAAGACCGTCAGAAAACATAAGAGCCTTGTTCATACAAATATGAAGAAGGTTCTTTGTGAGTCTTCTGAATTCCGGACTGGAATTTTCATAGCGATGCTCAGCAGCTTCATAAAGCCATGAGGGTACGCTCCAATCCCAACCAGAACCATCCGTAGACGCAATGCTATCGCCAACAAATTGTGCGACTTTGCTACGCAATCTGAGAGCTTCAGCTTTCTTATCCGGCCCAGACATAACAAGACCAACAGTAGTAGGAATATTTAGATACTGCTTATCTTTCTTCTCATTGTCAAGAGTAGGTCCAAAGACCATTCTCTCAAGAATGTTGAGAACGATAGGGTTACTAAAGATAATCCTCCACCTGTTGGAGTCTGCCTTTTCTACCGGATGTAGCTCATCCTTGATAAAAACTTTGTAGGCAATTCCGGTCTCTCTGAAAATTCTCTCAGCTGACCACCCCGTAATATCATTTTCACAAAGAAAACAATACAACAGAGCAACCGCGTCAACAATTTCTTCGAGCCTCATCTCTAAAAGCTTCTTATTGGTGCCGCCCGACCAAAGTGCGCCAGGTGAACTATTGGGTTCCAACTCATCCACAGCAGCCCTCAATGCATTACCTAAGTTTGAACTGCTTAGAGTAGTAACATCAACGGGTTCTGGGTACCAGTTGCACAATAGTTTCGCCTTTTGCCTGAGATCGCACGTCTCCGTTGGACTTAGGATCCGTTTGTTCCTCCTCGTGTTTTGGAAGGCAAAAGACTTCCTTTCAAAACATGATCCTTTGGCAGCAGTTTTATAACCTCCTGCAATTGTGTCAAGCTCAATCCCCCAATCTGTTGACTCATTGATCTTAACGGATTGGGGTTGGACCGTTCTTGCTGAACCTTCTGTCCACGCAATGGCCCTCCAGCCTTCTTCTGTCCTTTCGGGTGTGGCAAACCAGTGGATTGCTTTTCCTGATGGACGGTAGATACTGTAGGACTGTTCGGGGTGGGTCCAGAAGTCAGAGAGCTTATGGTAGTTACACTCTCTGCCCGGTCTTTTAAACTCGCCGGTTTGGAAACCGGAGGAGTCTTGGGGACTGGAGCAGATTTTGGAGCTACATAAGGTTGTGACTTATGGGATGCAAGAACACGTTGTGCATTGGCCTTAAGCTTAGCCTCTTGATCGAGATCTGAGGAGATTCGCTTGGTCCCACGTCTTCGGCGAGGTCTAACTAACCACGAGTCGGTATCACCAGAGTTATAGTAGTCATACCTAGCATCGCCGAAGATAGCTTCATAGTCAGGGTAAAGCTCCTCGAATGATTCCTCTTCATCATCAGAGAAGTGTCTCTTCTTACCTCGCATGGAGTTGGGTTGAGCACTCTCTTGATTTGTTGAGAAAGCATTTTGGTATTTAGCTGCTATGAGATCATCATTGACAAGGGACACTAAACCGAAATAACAACCGTAGTTTTCAGTTTGCCGCACATCCGCTCCAAGGTGAATACCAAACACGGAATAGGCATTGTGGAGCTTAACCAACATAGGAGCACCTGAGCAACCTTCAAAGGTTGACGCAGTGTGTCTAAGTGGACCTCCATTAGCTTTTGGTCTCGTGTAAGAATTACCCTTCGAGAGAATGACTCTATCGCTGAAGGCATGGGGAACGAAAACTTCCTCATACTTGGGCTTGGGCACAATGTGTTCGAGTCCTCCACCGAACATGGAATGAAGTTTACCGTCCATCTCAAGCATAACATAGTCATGGGTGGTGTTAACATAAGGCTTCAACAAACCCTCTTCTTCAAGAGTGTAAATGTTAGAAGGCTTAGAAGAACCCCCCCATCTGACAATGCAGTTTGAGTTGCGGAAAACGTGTTCAGCTGTGACAATCCACCTGGTCTTATCGGCCTTGAGAATGAACCCAGTACCAATAAGGTCCTTATTCCCCCCGGAGTCTTTAATAAAACTCACGAGGTTTTGGGAAACACAAGATGGACTTCTACTGTAGGAGCTGTTTGGCATAGACATTTCTCGGACTATGGCCCCAGGGATATTACTCTCCTTTGGTGGTTCCCTTTCTCTAAGACCAATAGGTCGTTCGAGAACAAAGGCACCCCAATAGGAGATAAAGGCCCAGTTGAGCGATAGTGCAACGTAGTCAGTGCTGCCAAACAAAACGCGCACAAAGGTGGAACAAAAGACCATCAAACATAAGAGGAACACCCAGCTGCCTTTGAACAAGACAGGAGAGTGCCACAGAATGTCAGATGGGTCCTTAGTCCAGTGGTGGTCAGTAAACCATTGACAGAACATCGTAATGAAGACCGTCAAGAAAACACTAAGCACCACATCTAGGTGAAAATGAGCCACTCCGCTTGTTGCATTTGCCGAGTGGAAGTCAATAACCCCTAGATACTCCACAACGAGAGACAAGGCCAAGGTCGTGGTAATAAACCACACCGCCGAGTAACCCTCGCGTGGTCCTATATTGGTAGCAGGGAACAATTTCATGAAGACTCTAAGAGGATTCCAAGAAACTGGTCTTTTAGCCATTATACCGACTTACTGTGATTCAACCCGAAGGCTCACAAGCTCTAATGGAAGCGTAATATAGGGCAAAGTGTTGAAATTT